AGCAAAGAAACCCCTAGCTTCTTGCATCAGGCCAAGCGTCTGCATCAGCAAGGCTATCAGCATCTGGTCATGGTGGCTGGTTCGGATCGGGTACAGGAATATCACGACACTCTGCACAAGTACAATGGACATCCAGACTTTTATAATTTCAAAAGCATCCGTGTGCCCAATGCCAAGGAAATGCACAAGCTGGCTGGAGTAAGTCTAGAGAGAGATCCTGACAGCGAAGGTGCCGAAGGCATGAGTGCCAGCAAGATGCGAGCTCATGCTGCCAACAATGACTATGCAGAATTCCGCAAAGGCGTACCTGCGCATTTCAGCGATGCTCAGGCTCGTGAGCTGTACAACGATGTGCGTCAAGGCCAAGTCCGAAAAGAAAGTCGTGATCTCCGTCAGATCTATGTCAACGGAGAAATATATAATCTAGGCGACCGAGTCAATTGCGGTAAGCAGCTTGCAGAGATAGTATACAGGGGTTCGACCTATGTAACTTTGCAGCTAGAAGACCACACCACGGAGAAATATTGGATAGCCGATCTCGAAGAACGATCGGGACAATACTATACCAAAACCGGAAGGTTAAAGCAAAACCCAACAAATCCTAGTGGGCTGTCTAAGAAATATTCGGGCGAACTATCTCATGCTACGCAGTTAGCTCGTCGCCAACATTTCAAGAAACATGGTGCCAAGGCCAGCTCTGATGCCAGCGCCTATGTACCTGCGCCTGGCGACACTGAAGCCACCACTAAACTCAGCAAATACACCAAACGCTATCACGAACGATATCGTGTTCGTGAACAACATCTGCCCTGGATACTCATGTCAGCCGAACAGCGCATGATCATCAAGGAATCCGAACAGCAATTAAGTTTCAATGGCTATACAACGGTCAACCTAGATCTTTGTCCAGGTGCAGTGATCACCCTCAAACAGGTCATAGACAATCCTGCTCTGAATCCCGAATTTGTCATCAAAGCCATACAGGCTACGGATGCCATGCTGGGTGTAGAACGCGAAGCCATGAATCAGGGTTTTGCCACCACAGAACTCATACATGATTTTACCATGTACATGGGCATAGCTCATGATACCCTGCACTTGTTGGGTTTGACCGATGCCGACTTTGCCACCAAATACGGCAAGAATTGGTTTGAAACGCACATGCGTAAAATGTCAGAGCTGGGCATGCACAACGATGGCATCATGATGCAGCAATATGGAACGCATCTGCCCGTAGAGCAAGGAGAGGTTGAAGAAAGCATGAAACCCATAAAAAGCACTCACGCCGTGCAGAGCATTCTTTTGCACCGAACCGATGGCAAAACTATCAAACGCCATAACTTAGTCAAGAAACTAGACTTCAAAGACGATACGGAAAACAGCAAAATGGATACAGAAATCAAAGAAGCTGCTGATGCCGCTCTTAGCAAAAAAGCATCTGAGAGTGGTGTTAGCCTGGGTACCTTGCGTCAGGTCTACAAGCGTGGCGTAGCGGCCTGGCGCACTGGCCACAGACCCGGAACTACTCCGCAGCAATGGGGCATGGCCAGAGTCAACAGCTACATCACCAAAGGCAAAACCTATCACACTGCAGACAAAGACCTGCGTGAAGCCGAAGAAGCCCAGAATTTGCCTGACAATCAAAACATTAAAAAAATGGGTCCCTACAAGCACATGGGCGATCCACAGCGCGATGAACGCGATATTAATTTTAACGATGGCAAAGACGTTTTTCATGGCATAGACAAAGCCGTGACCGACGAAGTTGGTTTCGATGGCAAGCCCGTAGGATTTGTTAGCTTCAAGAGTTTCATGCACGAGCCTGAAAACATCAAAACAACTGCTCAACACGATGCTGCACGAGCCAGCATTCATGCAGCTCAGGTTACTGATTTCGCCCAGCACGGTCCAGCCTATAGAGCCCAAGTCAAAGCACGTAAAATGGAGTAGTAATGGAAGAATTAATTCAAGCATTAAGACAAACGTTGGCCAATACCTTTGGCATGTATTTCCAGGCTCATAGCGGTCACTGGAATGTCGAAGGACCGGACTTTGCTGAGTATCATGATTTCTTGGGCGAGCTCTATGAAGAGTTGCACGGAGCCGTAGATCCCATAGCCGAGTACATCAGAATACTAGATGCCTATGCTCCAGGCGACATCAGCGAAATGATGATGTCCACCAGCATTAGTGCCATGGGCGTTAAAAGCAACCCCAGGGACATTGTTAGCAGCCTAGTGGACAGCAACAACATCTGTCTTTTGACTCTCATGACAGCCTTTAAAGCCAGTGAAGCTGCTGGAGAAGTTGGTTTGTCAGACTTTTTAACACAACGCATCAATGCACACCAGAAACATGCCTGGCAGATGCGTAGCATGCTAAAATGAAAAGCTTCGTAGAAATCATTTGGGAATCAAAATCCCAAGATGACGTTATTTCGGACACCGATCTCGAACAAATGGCCGAGGCTTTAACCTGGGACGACATTGCGGATCTTTACGATGCCGATGAACTCATCGAAGTCGACGAAGCCGAAGAAGACATCAATGAAGCTCTAAGTGCTCAGGCTCGTCTGCGTAAGCGCATGACCTTTGCCAGACACAAGGCCAAGCGGGTGCAATTGCGTGGCATCAAGCTTCGCAGAGCCAGTGACTTTGCCACTCTCAAGAAACGTGCCACCAATGCTGCACGCAGATCCATAACCAAAAGATTGCTCAGAGGTCGTGACAAAGCGTCTCTGAGTCCAGCGGAAAAAGATAGAATAGAGCAACAAGTACGTCGCATGAAGAACATACAGAACATTCTGGCTCAGCGAATGATTCCCAAGATTAAAAAGATTGAGCAGGGTCGTCTGTACAAGAAACGCAAATGAAAAAATTCTTTGAACTAAGAAACGAACTCTATGAATCTGCTTGCCCTGTGGCTACGCAGCATCTGGACACCAACGTTAAAAATCGCCAGCATGCCATTGATGAATATCTGTACGGCCCAGCCAACCCCAACGAGCCCGGTGATCATTGGAATAAAATAGCCAAGGTCTGGAGCATCAGTGTAGAAAATGCCAAGACCATGACCTGTGGCAACTGTGCGGCATTTGATATTTCGGACAAGATGCGCAAGTGCATAGAAGTGGGCATGCAAGGTAAAGAAAAATCGGCCGATGCTCTGGCCACCGCAGAAAAAGCAGACCTGGGTTACTGCAACATCTTACATTTCAAATGTGCTGGTACCAGAACCTGTAAGCTATGGTTGACCGACGGTCCCATAGATAATAAAGACCGAACCATGTAATGTTCAGCATTGCCAGAATCGATTTTATAACCGATCCTGTAATTAACGTAGGCATAGATGATGTTTTTTACAAGGATCCGCAGGCCATGGACTTCTTTGATAAAGATGGCTATGAGCTCACTAGACTCGAACAGACCTATTATGCCTGCCAGGGACTAGAAGTAAGTCGTTATACTGCTGGTCATCCCGGAGTATTTCAGCCCTGGATTGCCGTTGATCATGAATATTTGAGCATAGATCATAGCTGTGCCATGTATCGCTGCAATTTTGAGGGTATGGCCCTGGCACAGATTCAACGACAGACCAAGAAGTATCCCCGCGTAGGTTGGTTATTGACCTGCAAGAAGAAATGGGGGCTGGATTTAAACATAGATTATTGTGATGGCAACATAGCACTAGAAGTTATACATCTAGAATGGGATAGTCCTAGTCTAGAGTACATAGAACAAGAAAGAGTCAAAGCCGAAGAATTAGTTAAGAATACAGATTGGGTGGATGCTGCCAAGCGAGTTTGGTCACTACGAGATGAATGGCAAAACCTCAAAGGCTGGTATGCGCAGGCTCATTGGAAAGCAACCTATTTTGGATTAGAAAGGCCCTGGTATTAAATGAAGACATTCAAAGATCTAAGAACTGTTCAAGAACAAGCATCACCCATGATCAAACCACCTACGAATGAGTTTGGTAAAAAAGAAGATGCCTTTGCCCATGCCAAGCAACATGGTGGTAAGGTGTTTAAAAAGACATTTACCCATCCTACTTCTGGTATGAAGAATGTTAGTTATGTTGTTAGAGAAGATGCCGAACAGATTGATGAGCTAAAAAGAACAACACTTGCCAATTATGTTAGCAAGGCAGCAGGTAGCTATGGTCGTGACAAACAGAACATAGGCAGAGAAAGCCCAGATGGTACCGTGGCCAAGGCTCGACCAGAACTCAAACGCGCAGTAAAGAATCGTCTAACTGGTATCAATCGTGCAGCCGAAAGACTGGCCAAAGAAGAAACCGAAATCGACGAAGCATCCAAGAAACCTAATGCCACTACTCGTCATCTAAGACAATATCCAGTTAGTGATAAGGACGTGGCTAAACCTGTTAAGCAGTCAGAGTATCAACATCATGTCGTATCAAAGTTAGATGGTAATGTTTTGGCCTCTTATAAATCACGGGAAGATGCGCATAAAAATGCTCATGGTAATCCAGTTGTTTCCGGTTCTCTAGAAACCATCGGTGATCGTAAATATGTTAGAGAGCAAAGTGAGTCTAAACCCGTAACATATTACTCATTAGTACATAAAGCAACTAATAAAGTACTAAGCACACATAAAGATTTAGAATCTGCTAAAGACGAACATAGGGGCATGGATCAGGGTGAACGAGCACATTACAGAATTGCCACGACAACAAAAGCGCCTAAGTCTTTTAGTATGAAAGAAGATGCCGAAGGTGTGGCGGAAGACATTTCCTCTACTAAAAAGAAAATATCAAAATACGAAGAACTTGCGTTGGCTGCGAATCGTGCTGGTGATGATGCAAAAAGCAAACAATATCAACAAAAGATTCAAGTACTTAAACAAAAAATGTCTCAAGGTGTGGCAGAAGAAAATATTCTTGAAGGTGCATACGAAAAATCTGAAGAAAATAAACGTTCTGCTGATGCTGCTAAGAAGCAAGGTGATATGTTCGCCCATCACCTACACATGGCTGACCATCACGATAATTTAGCTCAATGGCATGCTGAGAGAGGTCGTCATAGCGTAGCAGATAGTCATGCAGCCAAGGCTGAAGAACATCAAGAAAAGGCTATGGAACATAAAAAGCAAGGTGTGGCGGAAGCTGCATTCAAAGATCCTAGTCCTATGATGAAAGACAGCATCAAGCAAGATAGAATTCGCAGTCTAAAAAATCTTATTGCTGTTGCCAAAGTAAAAGGCGTCCATCATAAAGTCAAAGAATATGAATTAGAATTGAAAAAATTGAAGGAAACGACGGAAGTGACAGAAGCCGGTGCATTTTCCTATGGAGCTAAACCACCACGTAAAGGTTCGGTTGCCTACAATGCTCTCATGAAACGCAAAGAGCAGGATAAAAATCGTGTCAAAGAAATCGAAGCCATTGGTACTAAAAATCATCATGTAGGTGTAGCCAAAGTCACAAAAGCTGTGGCGGAAGGCTATACCGGTCGTGAAACCAAAGACGGAACCTGGCGTGTGTTCAAGGATGGGCAAGCGGTAGCAGTGGCGGGACCATTCAAGAGCAGAGATGAAGCACATGCCTGGATTAAAAAACACAAGCAAGGTGTCTCGGAAGCCAAAGATACTGAGATGTACAAGTACATAGATCAGTCTGGTGGTCATCAAATAAAAGGAAAATCAGGAACCTATGTAGGTTATACGCATTCTGCCACCAAAGGCAAGGGTGCCAACATTCTAAAGCATAACACGACAAAAAAGTATTATGCAGCAGGTGGTTCATCCACAGCATTTACTGCAAAAACTACTCTACACGATACACCCCAAGCAGCAGCCAGGGCATATCACAAAGGTAACCTAGCCGAACAAGACGAAAAAGAAGCACAAGAGTATGATTACGAAGGCGACATGGCTAGATCCGATCTGCGCAGCATTATATTCAATGCACAAGAGGTGCATGACATGCTGGAGCCCAACACCAATTTACCTGAGTGGGTACAGGCCAAGATTACCAAGGCCGAGGACTACATGAGTTCCGTAAGATCCTATATGAAGGCCGAAAATGAAGACCTTTAAAGAACTCAGGGAAGCCACCTACAAGGGCAAGACCGTGCCCTTGAACAAGCCCATGGCTGGTGATATTAAAAAACGCAAGGTCTATGTTGATCCAGATGGTGACGGCAAAGCCAAGAAAGTAGAATTTGGTGATACTACGGGGCTGACCATCAAGACATCGGACCCCAATCGTCGCAGAAATTTCAGAGCGCGTCATAATTGTGACCAGAAGAAGGATAAAACAACAGCAGGATATTGGTCCTGTAAAGCCTGGAGTGCACCTACAGTCAAACAGGGACTGGGCACTAAATGAAAACTCTAGCAGAGCTACGGGAAAAATGGTCCAACAAATACAAACGCAGCATAGATTGCAACGACCCTAAGGGCTTCAGTCAACGTGCGCATTGTCAGGGTAAAAACAAAACCAATGAAGGTGTTAGTACTTCATATAATAAGCCCGATGAGCAAACTGGTGTAATGTCGTACCATGATCTAGAAGCTCATATCGGTAAACCAAAGGCTCTTTTGATTGCTAAGCACGAACAATTTCAAAAACATATGTTTCCGCAAATGAGTTTAGGGGCTCAGGTAGGTTTTAAGTTTGAAAGACGTCATGGTTTTGAACATGTTTATGCTGTTCATGGTCCCAATAAGTACGTTGACAAAGAAAAGCCTGGATACAGAACCATGCTTAGATTTCATTTAAGTGGTAGTGGTAAAAAGGTTACTCAGGTTGATCGTTCTGTTAATCACAACAATGAACGACATCATGAAGGTAGTCTAGTTTGGGATCATCGTGAGACCTGGGAACATCCGGTAAACAAACGTGAGGATAAACAAATAGCTAAGAGAATGGCTGCATCTAAAGCTACTAATGAAAATTTTCAAGACGGACGTAATCCACAGGATCGGGGTGATAGTGCTAGACACGGCATACCCAAGGGAGCTACCATAGCTCTCCTAAAGAAAATTCGTAGCAGTCCCAATTCTAGTCCACGCAAGAAACAGCTTGCGCATTGGCAGATAAATATGCGAAAGGGTCGCACCTAAATTTTAATGACAAACTGAGAAAAGCATGCCTAATCTTAAATTAAGTCAATTGCCTGTAGCCAACAATGCTGTAGCCGGTGATTATGTTTATCTTGTGCAAGGTGGTGTTAGCAAGAAACTAACTGCTTCGAATCTGTTAGTTGGTCTGAACATGAACATCATACCCAGCACCAATGATGTCTATAGCATGGGCAACAGCACCAATAGATTCCGAGCCATCTATGTTGCTTCGGATGGAATCTTCCTGGGCAATACCAACCTCAGAGCCGATGCCAATGGCAGTGTAACTTTTTCCGGCAATCTAGCAGCCAATGCTTTTGTTTCATTGGGATCAGGCGTACCAACTTTGCGCAGCAATAGCAACATCAATCTTAGAGCAAATTCCAATGGCGGTGGTGGAGCGGTTGTCATCACCAACAGTCCTCTGAGATTTACTGGTTTCACCACAACACAAAGAAATTCGTTGATTGGCGTAGCCAATGGTGATGTAATCTATAACACTACCACTAATAAACTTCAGGCCTATGTCAATAATAGCTGGACGGATTTACACTAATGCCTGATAATTTAACCATTGATGCCTCATCAGCATCCGGAGCCGATACTACCTATCTGGTAAAAGTCGATCCTGGATTGACCAGCAATCAGATCAGTATTGCCAATCTTCTGAACAGCACGAGTGGTAATGTCGGATTTACTACTAGCAATATCCATACTTTGGGTAATACAAATCGTAAATTTCGCGGCATTTATCTGTCTCAGGAAATCAACGCCAACTCTCTGGTGATTAATGAGACTGCTGGAACCATCAACTTCAAGTCCAATGTATCAGCCAATGGTTTTGAAATTGTTAACAGCACAGCGGAACCTGCCCTAAAAAGCTTGTTTGATTTGCGCATATATGCCAATGCCAACAGCAGAGGTGGCGCGGTTGTGGTTACCAATAGCCCTCTGAGGCTTGCAAGTTTTACTACGACCGATCGCGACAATCACATTATTTCACCAGCCAACGGTGATGTAATTTTAAACATAACCACCAATAAAATACAGGTGTTTGCTGATAAAGTTTGGACGGATTTACACTAATGAGCACAGCCAACGTAATCTATAATTTCCAAGGACACGAAGATCTTTTCAGATCAGATCTCTTTGCCCAGATTAATAATCTACCCCCTAATCTGTCTTCTGGTCACTTGTATAATCCTACGTCAGCAGATTTGGTGGATGGCAAACGTGAATATATTGTTATTGCGCACGATGGATGCCTAGAATCTCTTGAACAGGATCTAGAACTTGATACTACAGCCAACAACGAAGTTGATGGCAACATTGTACCTGATAGGCCTGTAGAAGTTGCTAATCGCAGAATCACATCAGATATTCAAACACATTACTGGCTAACCGATCAAGAAGCTGCAAATCTTCAGTCTGATCCTAGAGTCCGATTTATTCATCCCACCATTGAACATGATACTGGTCTAGCTCTAACCCAGTTTGGTTTGGACTATCAGCCGTATTATTCATTTCAAAGCAGATACAATGTAATTCGCCAATCGATAAACTTTCCTGGCGGAGCTCGTAATTGGGCCCTGCACCTATGCGGTAATGGCAATGTTGATTATGGTTCTGGTCTTACTAGTCCGTCTGATGATCGCACCTATCGTTACATATTGGATGGCGATGGTGTGGATGTGGTCATATCTGACGGTGGTCTTGATCCAGCGCACATGGAATGGTTGGATCCAACAGGTAGGGTTAGTAGATTCCAACGAGTTAACTGGTATACCCTTGCTGGCATCAGTGGAGCACAGGCTACAGCCCTACAGGCCAACATCAACAACGGTACATTTTACCAATCCGATGATGGTGGCCATGGCATGCACGTTGCCAGCATAACTGCAGGCAGAGTGTTTGGTTGGGCCAAACGGGCCAACATCTACAACATGAAATTTTTTGGCTTTGGCGCCATTGGTGTTGATGAAGGCCTAGATCTCATAAGACTCTGGCACAAAAATAAACCCATAGATCCCAAAACCGGACAAAAAAGACCCACCATAGTCAATGGAAGTTGGGGGGTATCTAGATTTGTTGCCATACCTAAGCAAAAGGGGTTTGAACATCCAAGTTTTTTCCCGGGTTCCGGTAATAAAGTTTACAGTGGTGTTGCCGCAGCCAACATTACCTACAGAGGTACTAATATTGGTACAGTCAATGTATTCGATGATGTTGCCAATACTGGCCTTAACGGAACCACAAGATTAGATAATTTTGATGCGGGCTCAAATTCTTCGGGAGTTCCTATAACAATTAGATTTTTTGGCTTCAATGGACAAGTTGGCTCTTGGGATACTTCAGCTGAATCAATGATCAAAGAGGGCGTAATCTTTGTACACGCCGCAGGTAACGATCATCATAAACTAGATGTTCCAGGTGGTCCTGACTATAACAATCAAATTTCAGTTTGGTATACCCCAATATCTTTTCTTCCCCCAATTTTTCAACAATCTTATTATTATCATAGACCAAGTAGCCCTGACCTTGGTAACGTCATACACGTGGGCAGTGTTAACAGCATATGTTCCCAAAAACCCAATATTTTAGAAAGCTCACCATTCAGTGCCTGGGGACCAGGAGTAACTGTCTGGGCGCCTGGCTCGGCAATTGTAGCTGCTTATTCTGCCAAGTACGGTAATCTGCCGGCTAATGATGATTTTGTCTATAAAAATCCCACGACCGGAGCATCAGTCGCTGGCAACGCAATGGTAGCCTTGTCTGGTACCAGCATGGCTGCTCCACAGGTAACTGGGTTTTTGGCCCTATATCTGCAAGCCAACCCCGCAGCCAACCAGTTGGCCTGTTTGCAATGGTTACAAAATGTAGGCAGCAACAGCAACTTACTGTATACAGGCAATGTTGATGATTATGCCAATGCCTACATAGTTGGTAATTCTGGTAAATTCATGTATACACCTTGGAAAACAGGCGTTGCTACGCAGTCTACGCAAGACAACATAGAGGGTAGTTTGGTTCTAGAGAATTTAACCATCAACACCATCTGACCAAAAAATAAATACGGATAAATAAACGTATAACTAATTTCTGACGAGGAAATAACATGTCCAATTTTGTTGCAAAAACCAGAGCCCTCATGGAGCAGATGTCTGAGGCTCAGGACAAGCCTGTAGACAAAGCGCATTTTTGTGCTACGCACGTCGAACATCTGCTTTTTGGTCCAGGGACCTGCATTAGCGAAGCTCATGCCGAGCCCGATGACAATGGACATGTCGCCTGGTACACTGTTCAGTTTACCGATGGTGTGCGTAAAATTGACACCAAGGATCTAAAGGTTACCGAAGGCAAGAGCCACATGCACAAGAAGCCCATGAAGGAAGCAGAGGTTGCCGAAGCCAACATTAAACATCCCAATCAGCAGAAGCTCGATGTACATGAGCCCGAAAAGGATGAGCTAACAGCCAAGGACTTCGAAATGTTCCGCAAGGGCAAGAAAGTCGAAAAGACTGTTGACACAGAAAAAGAAGAACAGAAGATGACCAACGAAGCTCAGACAAGTGCTGCTGCTAGATACACCAAAGCTAAAATGAGTCATCAGGCATCAACCACCATGAAACACATAGCCAATCCGACAGCAGGCGAAACTAAAGCTGCCAAGGACATCAAGCCTGGCATAGCTGGTTATCGTGACCGTATTGCTATGCTTAAAAGTGCCCAAGCAAGAGGTGCTTTGAAAGCAGAAGAAGTCGAAACGGAAAATTTCGAATTGATTGATATTACTACAACCTATGAAATGACTGAACATGTTGCTATACCTAAAAATCCATCCTTTGAGAATTATTTGGATGCTGTAAGTTTTCTAATTAACAATGACAGCGAAGAAATTCAGAAAGAAATAATTTCATTGGCTCAAGAAGCATTTGCCAACAAAGAAATTGATGTCCTTATCAAAGCCGAATTGCAGGCCATGAACGAAGCAGGCGCCATCAAGATGCCAACAGCAACAGGCATGCGCGTCATGGGCACACGTTACGGAAATAGTGCTGAGGCTGAACGTAATAGTACCAAGAAGTTCATAGACACAATGAAAGGCCCTAGCTCTGCGGCTATGGCTAAATTGGAAAAACCAGCCAAAGCCAAGAAATAATCAAGGGGAAACCAAAATGTCTCTATGGGGAATTTACGACGATAAGACCAGTGCCGGTACAGTCAATGTATGGGCCAACGGTCAGGTAGTAGGATCTAGCACATTCTTTGCTGATCCTACAGTTGCCAAGGTAGGCGACTACATTACCATTGATGCAACAGGTCAGAATCTGTTGATCACTGAGATTACCAGCAACACCATTGCCACGGTGATAGCCGGTACAGCCGGTGAAAGTGTAGTTAATGTTAATGCTGGTGCTGCTTTTGCTCTCAGCGAAAAACCCAAGTATGTTAGCTATTATAGCATAGGCAGTACTGTGGGTCAGGGAGCTGCCAATGTATATGGTGTTAGCAACGTCGAAATAGCAGCCAACAGCCACAATGCTGGCATTCAGCATGCTGGTTGGGTAAAAAGACTGGAAAGCGCAGGTCCTGGCGGTGTAGGTACACGTGTCCGCTACGAAACACTGGTGGCTACTCGTCGTATCAATGGCGATGCTCTTGACGACAGCATTCTTCTTGACTTCTATGCTGCCATTACCACACAGCCTAGTGCTACAACAGCCAACCTCATTGCCAATGCCAATCTACAGCCAACCTTTACGGTGGTCAACAGTGTAGCTCCAGCGACTGGCAACATTGGTTATTACTGGCAGATTAGTACCGATAATGGTGCTAACTGGGCAAACATCAGCAATGCTACAGCATATGCTGGTTTCTCAAGCAGCGGTCTTGGCAACACATCGTCAACACTCACTGTATTACAACCGCTGGGCAAAGACACTTATGAATATCGTGTCAAGATCTTTGCGGGCGATGGTTATGCATCAACTGGATTCAATGAAATAACCAGTACCAATGTCATTCTGACCATCATCCAGTAATTGATGTTTAAATTTTCTACGCTAGGAGTATATAATGGCCGATAGTAAGGTAAGTCAGCTAGCACCGGCTACACAGGCCGCAGCAGCTGACCTCATGTATTTGGTACAATCCAATACCAGTAAACGACTTACCGTTGGTAATTTGTTTAGCAATGTTGCTGTGGACCTAGTGCCAACTGTGAACAATGCCAACAACATAGGTTCGGCTTCGTTCCGTTGGCGCCAGGTTTTTGCAGCCAATCTCAACATATCTACATCGGCCAGCATAGCCAATGCCAATCTTACAGGATTTGCCACTACCATTAGCAGCAATGTATTGCCTGCTGCTACTGGTGTATGGAGTTTGGGCAACACTGATTATAGATTTAGATCCATCTGGTTAACGGGCAGCAGTTCCATCTACCTGGGCAGCAATACAGCCATTAGGTCTGATGATGAAGGTAATGTAACCATCAGCATGGGACAGAATACCCTGTTTGCCAATGCCGATGGTTCAGTGAAGGTGGGTACATTCAGCATCAAACCTACCAATACAGCCAACGGTAGTCCAGTGCGTCCGTTGGTGTTTACCAATGCCGAACTAGACATTTCCAATTTGCCCAACATAGCCAACGTTGACTTTGGTCGAGGGCCCAGCACCGTAGGAATGGGTCCGCTGGTAGGTGACCTAGCCTTCAATTTGACCACCAGTAAGCTCATGATCTATCTAGGAAACGTACTTGGTTTTGCCAATGTAGCATAATGAATGTCATAGAATTGAATGATGAAACCTTTATCATGTATGCCATTAAAAATTATGATAACCCAAACTGTACAGGACTCACAGAATTTCATGATGACGTACAGAGATTTAAATATCTAAAAAGATTGTTTCGCAAGGCCAATCGCGGTGAGCTCAAAGAAAGACTCATACTAAATCATCTGGTTGTCCTTTATAATTTGTTTGGTGCAGAAGCTGCGACACGCATGCTGTTCTACAAGATAGACAACATTGATTGGCCGCAGCTTAAAACCTTCTTGGTGTTTTTGAACTTCATGCCTGAAAATTTAGTTTTGGCTGATGGGTCAAACATGCCCAGTGCAGACATAGCTCTTGTACCTGCACTCATAGATGTGCTAAGGAAAATTTAATGGGACGTTTTGTAGACAACATCATAGCTTTTAGAATACTGCGTCTGCTTACCACGCCCTTTGAAGAAACCGATGCATTCAAGCAGGGCATCATAGATGCTAAAGGGCGTGAACTTAAACGCATGCGTGATCTGCATACCGATGCCGAGCTCGAAGCCTATACCCTATTGCATAGACTGGTGTTTAGACTCAAAAAAATCATTGAAAAAGTACCCATTGACAATAAAAAGATCGTTAGTTATGCTGCAGCCATAGCGTTAATTCGCGAACATCTGGACAACAATGTCGAGCCTGCTGATCTAGAAGCCAGATTTGTTGTCAAAATGCGTTCCGAACTTACCGAAGAAATAAACTGGGTAAACGACAATCTAAATAAAGGTAGCTTGTTTACCTTCAAACAGTTCCGAGAAGATGCACCAGCTAACAATTCCATGGCTACTGGTGGCATAGCAAGACCCGAAGGCAAACCCTTGTTTGGTAAAATGACTCGCAGGAGCAATGTAAATGTTAAAGTGGTTTAAGACGTTATTTTTTGGACCCGAACCACGCCCGGTTACGGAGCCCGTCACACCCATGCCCCCGCCAGTGCCTGCACCTGTCATAGAGGAGCCCATGGTTACTGCTGCACCCGCAGAAACCAAAGCTCAACCCAAACCTGCAACACGGACCAAAACCACAGCAGTCAAGGCCAAGGCCAAACCGCAGCCTAAAAAGACTGAAACAAAACACTCTACCACTCGTGGCCGACCCAAGAAAAATGGATGAAGCCTCTAGGATAGCCAAATTGGAAGCTCAAGTAGACGCCATCAAAGAAGACGTAAGTGAGCTTAAATCCGATGTACGTGACCTCCATTCCCGTATTACTACGGGCAATAGAGAAATCATGGAAAAGATTGACTCAAAATTCGATACCTTGACCAGCTCTGAAAAATCTGCTCATGTAGAAATGATGCAGAGCGTTGACACTCTAAGTGAACGAGTCAACGTCCTGGAGCGCTGGCGCTGGATGATTGTTGGTGCTTCCATAGTAGCTGGCTATGTAGTTGGTCAAATAGACATCAAAGCATTATTAAATCTGCACTAGGCATTGACCCCTAGCCTCTAAGACTCTATAATTAGAGTCTGGAGGATCATAATGTCGTTATACGTTGATATCAAATACCTAAGACTCATCAGCCACAGACTTGATAAATTCAAACAAAAGTCTGAGGACAAATTCAACTGCCGTTGTCCTATCTGCGGCGACAGTCAGGTCAAAACCAACAAGGCTCGTGGATACTTCTACCCCAGCCCCAACAGAAACGATCTCCAGTACAAGTGCCACAACTGCGGCGTAAGCATGATGTTCGGTACCTTTCTCAAGCAACTGGACAGCAATCAATACGGCGACTATGTTGTAGAAAATTTTGGCGAACGACCCAAACGCAGCAATGCAACGGTCAAGTTGGAATACAGTCGGCCCATGCCCGAAGTTCAAACCACAACCAAAAGAAATCTTCTGGATGAACTGCTGCCCAGACTCAGCGCCCTGCCCACAGACAACGAAGCCGTAGTGTTCTGCAAAAGCCGCCACATACCCGAACATTGTTTTGACTACTTGTACTTTGTAGACGATGTGCGCAAGATAGAACAGCTGAGCGACAAGTATACCAATAAATTACAGACCTCAGAGCCCAGATTGGTGCTGCCTTTCTACGATCATCGACTTCAACTAAGCGGCATAACCTGCAGAGCACTCAGAGGCGAAGCTCTCCGATATCTAACCATCAAGATCAAAGACAATGTTCCCTTGATCTTTGGCCTGGATCGCGTAAATGTCCGTAAACCCATTTTGGTGGTCGAAGGTCCCATAGACAGCCTGTTCTTGGACAACTGCATAGCCGTTGGCGGAACAGCCTTTGGCAAGATTCATGAACTTGGTCTGCCCGATGTCACGGTTATCTTTGACAACCAGCCACGCAACCGTGAACTCACCAAGCTCATGTCAGCCATCATAGATAGCAATACCAAAGTGGTTGTGTGGCCACAAAAATACGAAGCCCACAAAGACATCAACGACATGGTGCTGGCCGGCATTGATGTACGTGCCATTGTCAGGCATCATACCTATCAGGGGCTCGAAGCTCGTTTAAAATTTACAGCGTGGAAAAGATGCTAGACGAAAAACAACGTGAAACACTACTAATCATGCAAGAAGAATGTGCAGAAGTTATTCAGGCAGTCAGTAAGATTTTTAGATTTGGTCCTGAAAATTTCAAGCCCGGTAAACCTCTGACCAATACAGAACATCTGGAAACTGAGCTAGGTGATCTTTTATGCATGATAGAAATTTTATATGATCAGGGCATGATCAAAGCCGAAGCCATAGAACAGGCCATGCAGAACAAACGCGAAAAACTTAAAATTTACAGCAGGATTTATCATGAAAGTTAAACTAATCAGCTATTCACAGGCATCCAAGGAGATGCTAGAAACCTATGATAAGCACATTATACCCGATGTACAGGACCTCATTGCCTATTGCGCCCGAGTCTCGAACCCAAACAACCAATCCAACACAGAAACCACGGACCGATTACTCAGATACCTCATCCGGAACCAGCACTGGTCACCCTTCGAAATGGTCAGCGCCTGTCTCGAAGTTACCACCACACGAGACATTGCCCGACAAATGCTCCGACATCGAAGCTTTACCTTCCAGGAGTTCAGCCAGCGATACGCTGACCCTACTAAGGACCTCGATTTTGTTCTTAGAGAAGCAAGGCTACAGGACACCAGCAACCGACAGAATTCCATCAAACTGGATCTCACAGACCCAGAAAGTCGAGAGCTGAACAATCTCTGGATAGAAAAACAGCAAAAGGTTCTTCGAGTAGTCCGTGCTGCGTATGAATGGGCTACGTTCAACGGCATTGCCAAAGAGCAGGCCCGTGCAGTTTTGCCAGAGGGCTTGACAGTTAGCAGGTTATATATACATGGCACCATTAGAAGCTGGATTCATTATTGTGAACTACGTAGCGCTCATGGTACGCAGCTCGAACATCAGGAAATCGCTCGGGCCTGTGCAGACGTTATATCTAAAGTATTTCCTTTGATGAATCATATCAGGAGTGATGATGAACACAAGGCTTGATGTGGCTACGTTTATGCGAGCCGGTCAACAGAATGTTGACACCATGAATGCTGGATTTTATCCGGGACGTTTGACTCAGGCCGATCTGTACATGGATCTAGTCACTGAGGAATTCAATGAATTAACTCAAGCAGTCATTAAAAAAGACATTGTCGAGACTGCCGATGCCTGTGCAGATCTAATCTGGGTAGTTGAAGGACTCATGTACAGCCTGGGCATAGATCCGCAGACAGTATGGGACGAAGTAGCCCGTTCCAATCACAGCAAAACCGTCGATGGCATGCTCATCAAGCGTGAAGATGGTAAGGTACTAAAGCCTGCATCATATTCACCACCCAACATACAAAGAGTACTGGGACTATAATACATGTGGCAAATCACCTATATGCTAGGGTTCTTACCCGAATGGTTATGGACAGCTTTGTTCTTTGTTGGTGTTGCTCTGCTGATTGCAGCGCAATTTCTCCGAGCATTGCCCAGCATAGCTGCATATAGATATCCCATTGTTATGGTTGGTGGCTTCAGCCTCATGCTAAGCATCTGGCAATTGGGCGCAGCCAGCAATGAAGCCAAGTGGCAGGAACGCATCAAAGAAGTCCAAGCACAGCTAGATGCAGCCAAAGCAGAAAGTGCTGCCATCAACGATAAACTCAAGGCCGAACAAGCCGAAAAAGCCAAAATTGCCGAACAGAAAAGCCGAACCGTAGTACAGTATGTTGACAAATTCCGTGATCGTGAAGTACTCAAGACTGTCGAAGGTCCTGAGCGTGTCAAGATTGAAAAAGTCATAGAGTACGTTGAGAAATGCCCAGTCCCCAAGGAGCTACTAGATGCACACAATGCAGCTGCCAAACGTGAGGGCATGAAATGAGAGCCATGATCATACTATTTTGCCTGTTATTTTCGGGTTGTAGCCTGTTCCAGAAGCAGCCTGTTCCCATGGTACCAGATTTTCCACAGCCCTACAGCACCGAAAAGTGCAAGCAGCTCATGACCATCGAAGGCGATCAGGTACCCATGACCGATGTGCTTAAAGTAATCGTGGAAAACTACAAACTATATTATTATTGTTCAGACATGGTAGATGGCTGGAATGATTGGTACAAACAACAGCGCGATGTCTACGAAAAGCTCGGTAAGGATAAGAAATGAAAAAGCTCGTAATAGTATTCACAGCACTTATGCTTTCGGCCTGCGTTGTCAACAAAGAGCAGATGTATTATGATACGGCCAAGAGCATCAGCAAGGACAACACCATGGCTCAGACAGCTTGCTGGAGTGCCATCAGTGAAATAGCCAAAAGTGGCGATAGCGGTGCCAAGGTAGGAGCAGTTGCCCTGGCAGATAAATGTAAGAACGAACCCATTAAGATTGAAGCGCCCAAGCGTAACTGGCTGGGCTTGTGATCTAGAAAAACAACAACGGAGCAGTATATGACCCCAGCTACGGTACATGGGATCAGGATGGATCTTTCTCGCGACGATCTGTTCGATGATCTGGGACGCATGCGTCTCAAAGAAAGCTACATGCGTGAAGAAGAAAACAGTCCACAGGAAAGATTTGCATATGTCTCAGCAGCGTTTGGAAGTAATCCAGAGCACAGTCAGCGTCTTTATGATTATAGCTCTAAGCATTGGCTTAGCTATAGCACTCCCATACTATCATTTGGACGTTCAAAGCGTGGTCTCCCTATCAGTTGCTTTTTACCTTATCTGGATGATAGTGCTGAAGGTCTGGTCGATACTCTATCAGAGGTCAACTGGCTCAGCATGCTCGGCGGAGGCATAGGCATTGGCATCGGTATTCGTAGTGCTGATGATAAGTCTGTTGGCGTTATGCCTCATCTACGCACATATGATGCTAGCTCGCTTGCCTACAGACAGGGCCGAACACGTCGTGGCTCATATGCTGCTTATCTGGACATATCTCACCCTGATATTCATATGTTCCTGGACATGAGAAAGCCTACGGGTGATCCCAACATGCGAGCGCTTAATCTGCATCATGGCATCAACATCACCGACGATTTCATGCACATCGTTGAACGATGCATGATGGATCCAACGGCCGATGACAGCTGGCATCTGCGTGATCCCAACAATGGCGAAATACGAGAAACCGTAAGTGCTCGTCAGCTCTGGCAAACCATTCTAGAACTCAGAATGCACACCGGTGAACCCTATCTGCATTTCATTGATACCAGCAATCGACACATGCCAGAGTTTCAAAAGAAACTAGGACTGAGCATCAAACAAAGCAATCTATGCAGCGAAATCATCCTGCCAACAGACAAGGATCGCACGGCTGTATGCTGTCTGAGTTCAGTAAACCTAGAGTACTATGATGAGTGGAAAAACAATAAACAGTTCCTCCGTGATGTTGCTGAGATGCTTGATAATGTTTTACAATATTTCATTGATCACGCACCTAGTTCCATTTCCCGAGCCGTTTACTCTGCTAGCCGTGAACGTTCTATTGGCATTGGAGCCCTAGGATTTCATGCTTACCTCCAAAAAGTACAAGTCCCGTTCGAATCAGCCTTGGCTGTAAGTAAAAACAAACAGATGTTCAAACATATTCGTGAAGGATTAGATCATGCAAATATCGAACTGGGAAAAGAAAGAGGCGAGGCTCCTGATGCTGTTGGTACAGGTAAGCGTTTTAGCCACATGCTTGCCATTGCTCCTAATGCTTCAAGTTCCATTATTATGGGCAACACTAGTCCCTCCATTGAACCTTATCGTGCTAATGCTTATAGACAAGACACTCTTTCAGGTGCTTTTCTGAATAAGAATAAGTGGTTAGATTATATTATAAAGGAAAAATGTCATGCCGATGCTAAGTTGGACTACAACGAAATCTGGTCAAGTATCATCGCCAACGATGGAAGTGTTCAACATCTGGAGTTCCTTGACGACTGGACCAAAGATGTTTTCAAGACTTCCATGGAAATTGACCAAAGATGGGTCATACAACATGCCGCTGATCGCCAGACCCATATTGATCAAGCGCAAAGTGTCAATCTCTTTTTCAGACCCGACTCAAACATCAAATACATACATGCAGTACATTTCATGGCATGGAAGCAAGGACTCAAAACGCTTTACTACTGCCGCTCAGAGAAGATTGGCAAAGCTGATAAAGTCTCTAAGCGCATCGAAAGACAGGTAATTCAAGAGATAGATATGAAGGCTCTGGCCGAAGGGACTGACTGCCTAGCATGTGAGGGATAAATCATGAGTAAGATTGTTCTTTTAAAAGATGTCTATGAACTCAAAGAACAAAAAGAAAGAGAGCTGGCTTTTTACAAGGAAAAGCTAGCCGAGCTGCAGGAGAAAATGTATTGGGTTGAGCGCGAACTGCGTTTAACCAAGGATATTATTAAGATGATCCAAGAAGAAAAACTAACCAACATAGAGGCGCGGGATGAAACTACTTAAGTTTTACGGCGAGTGGTGCGGGCCCTGCAAGACGCAGAACAGCATCATAAAGAATTTAGGTTCTAGAGTAACCATACCCATCGAAGAAATAGACATAGACGAAAAATTTGATCTGGTAAAAAGCTACAAAGTAACCTCAGTACCCACCATGATCATCATCGATGAGAATGGCGAAGTAAAAAGACATACCGGTGTATTAAAAGAACAACAATTCCTAGAGTTCATCCAAAATGCCTCCTAAAAAACCAGCCACACTGCTGACCAACGAACGCAACAACTTTAAGCCCTTTGCCTATCCCTGGGCCTATGAAGCCTGGCTCAAACATGAGCAGAGTCACTGGCTGCATACCGAAGTACCCATGCTGGAAGATGTCAAGGACTGGAAAAATCGCCTCAACGAACACGAGCGCAAGTTCCTGACCAACATTTTTCGTTTCTTTACGCAGGGCGACATCGACGTAGCCGGTGGCTATGTTAAAAACTATCTGCCCTACTTTCCTCAGCCCGAAGTAAGAATGATGCTGTTGGGCTTTGCGGCTCGGGAAGCCCTGCACATTGCTGCCTATAGTCATCTCATCGAGAGCCTGGGCATGCCCGATACCACCTACAATGAATTCCTGCAATATTCAGAGATGAAGGAAAAGCATGATTACCTTCTGGATCTCAGCTCGAAAAATGGTACTAAGGAATCTACAGCCGCACACATCGCAGCATTTAGCGCGTTTACGGAAGGCATGCAGCTCTTTAGTAGTTTTATCATGCTGCTTAATTTTCCTCGCCACGGAGTCATGCGTGGCATGGGTCAGATAGTGACCTGGAGCATTGTGGATGAGACACAGCACACCGAGAACATGATCAAACTGTTCCGTACCTACATCGAAGAAAACAAAGAGATCTGGAATGACGATCTTAAATCTCGAATCTATACCATTGCCACTAAGATGGTGGATCTGGAGGATAAGTTTATTGACCTGGCATTTGGCGTGGCACCTATGGCTGATCTGGACCGTAGTGACGTTAAATCTTACATCCGCTATATTGCTGACCGTCGCCTTATTAGCCTGGGCCTTAAGGGAATCATGAAGGTTAAGAAGAATCCCTTGCCTTGGGTCGAAGAAATGATCAATGCTCCCACACATACTAACTTCTTTGAAAACCGTGCTACGGACTATGCCAAGGGTGCCCTGAGTGGCGATTGGTCGGACGTCTGGGGGCGTGCAGCCTAGATCGGGCAAAGTTGTACCAGATAAATAAACTAATATACCCATATCTGGAATGCTAACATGGATCTAAAAAAATTCATAGCCTTTAATTCCGAAGCCAAGTCCGAGGCGCATGATCCGGCAGTGCTCGAGAGCTATGCCCGTAGCCTGGAAGTTGTAAACGAGAACCTGGGCAAGATGCTGCTCATGAGTGCTGAGATTGAAAAGATCCGTGAAGATCTCAAGCATGTAGTCAAAGAAGGCGAATTCAAAGGCGCCATGGTGGCCCTGCTCAGTCAGATAGAACCCTTGCGAGAAGAAATTGCTCGCCAGGTCAATACCGAAGTGCAGGCCATCCGAGAAAGTTTTCGTACTCTAACCACCAAGACCACCAGTCTACAGAAGCTGGTCGACGAAGCCGTTGACCAGCAAAACCTCCGCATCATCAATCACTTTGAGACCCAGGAACAGAAGCTTCTGGATCTGCGCCAGGCCGTAGAAGACCGTGCCGATCTTGGTCCCATGAAGACCAAACTGGAGCACGTAGCCGAGGATGTCGACTATCTCAAAAAGCTAGACATCTATGACAATCTCAATGCCACTCAAGAAGCCGCAGTGGCTCTGGGTCAGCACATAGACGACATCGATGGCAATGTGGTCAAGTTGGCCAAGGAAATACTAGAGTTCAAACAGGACATGCTGGACACCAGCCTGGTGCTGGAACGTTCAACCAATGCTCGCTACCAGGAAGCCCTGGAAGCTCTGGATGAGAATTTGCGCAATGTTACCACCCTGCAAGAAAATCTGCAGGACATAGAAAAGCGCTATGATGATCTAAACAAAGAGCTTACTGAAAGCAATCTAGCACATGATGTAGCCACCGCAGAGCTAGGCAAGGTGTTGGAGAACATTCAAAAGGCCAACCACGAACATGCTGAGGTACTGGACGAGCAGGTCACGCACATTGTAGGCAACATTACCACACTCAAGCAAGAGCTAGATGCACTAGGTCAGGGACTGGATCAAGGCACCGAAGCTCATGCACAATCCGTAGCACGCATCCAAGAACTAACCACTCACATACCTCGCCTGGATGCCAGAATCGATGAGCATGTTGGTTTGGTTGAACAGGAAATAAAGAGTCTGAGCAAGACTCTATTAGAACAAAATACTCGCATACAGGATTCACATCGTGACCTCAAGGCCCAGGTAGCCAAGGTCATTACCGATGGTAAAATGCTATTAGAACGAGAACAGTCTCGCATCGACGGTGATACCTTGTTCGAAGATCGCTATGACCGCATCATCAAACGCGTTGAAGAAGTCGAAGGCATGCTGGCTGACATTGATGCCAAGACCGAGCATAACGATGTAATCTATGAACACGTACGCACCAGTTCGGATCGTTTGGATGCTCATGCTGATAGATTGATGCAGAAACTGCAAGAGACTGCCAACCAATCCATCAGTGATCTCAAGAAAAAGACCAAACTACTCAATGAAGCTGCCCCTACGGACATTGCAGGCATCAATGCCGGACTAGGCGTAGACACTCGCGACCTAGACAAAAAGTTTGTTACCTTCCAGCAGCTCCGCGATCACTATAGACAGTTTGTGGATCGCGTACAACGTCAACTAGCCGAAAACATCGGCGGTGGCGGTGCTCAGTTCCTATGGGACCTGGACGATGTAGACATTAATACGGTTCGATATCCTGGCAATGGAGAATTGCTGATCTGGAGCGGCGCTCTTAGGAAGTGGATATCAGGCAATGCCTTTACCATCAGTACAGTGCAAGGCAACTTGACTGTTCAGGAAAGCATCGAAGTGCTGGGCAATGCCAACATCTATGGGTTCCTGACTGTCGGTGGCAACATCATCCTGGGTGATGCCACTACGGATAATTTTACCCTAGGTGCCGATGTAAACAGCGACATCCTACCAGATGTAAGCAGCACGTATAACCTTGGTTCAGTGTCACAGACCTGGGGCAACATACATGTTGACAGTGTTTATGTAGACAATCTTTGGGCTGCTGGCAACATCATGCCCGCAACCGATAATGTGCATGATCTGGGCAATGCAACGCATCGTTGGCGAGACCTTTATCTAAGCGGCAATAGTTTGTACATTGGTACTACGTCGTTTCACGATACCGGGGCACAACTAGAAATAAAATACAATGGTAACGTAGCACTTAGATCAGACACCACAGGCAACATCAGAGCCAACTTATTCATAGGCGACCTAGATGGTAGGGTCAGCAACATAGCCAACCACACCACAGATGCACTGCGAGAAGGTACAGCCAATCTCTATCATACTGTTGCTAGAGTCAGAACCAATATCTTTGCTGGTACGGGTGTACTGTACAACAATGTCACAGGTCAGATAAGAATCAGCCAGAACGTCGACCCTGAGGTAGACGTACAGTTTAGCAATGTTACCATTACGGGCAATCTTAATGTCCTGGGTGCAGCAGCTAACTTCGAAGCAAATATCCTGAACGTTCAAGATCCCAGCATTATCTTTGGCGATGGCAATCCCAGCGATACCTATGATCTGGGCATACATGGAGAATATGTCAGCTCTGGTACACGTTACAGTGGATTGTTCAGAGATGCCAGTGCCGACGGACGCTGGAAACTCTATGCCAATCTTACCAACATGCCACAAAACTTTGTGGACACATCCAGCATCAGTTTTAATTTTGCCAACCTAGAACTTAATCACGTTCATGGCAGAGTTACTTTAATAGATAACTTTACTACTACGGATCTGGTCGAAGGGGCTAACCTATACTTTACCAATACCCGAGTATGGGCCAATGTAGGTACCAACATTGGTAACCTTAATAGCTGGGTCAGCTCCAACAGCAGCAACATTGGCAACATCAACAGCTGGCTGCGTACTACTAATAGCAATGTTGGCAACCTAAACGCCTGGACTAGTTCCAACAGCAGTAACATTGGCAACCTAAACGCCTGGACTAGTTCCAACAGCAGTAACATTGGCAACATCAACAGCTGGCTGCGTACAACCAACAGCAACATCGGCAACATCAACGGTTGGGTAAGTTCCAATAGCACCAACATCGGTAACCTTAATGCCTGGACCAGTAATAATAGTGCCAACATTGGCAACATAAACACTTGGCTAAGAACCATAACCACCACTGGCGTTGCCGAAGGTGCTAACCTGTACTACACTGATGATCGTGTATGGGGTAATGTTGGTACCAACATCGGTAACCTAAATGCCTGGGTCAGCTCTAATAGTACCAACATTGGCAACCTTAATAGTTGGGTTAGCTCCAACAGCAGCAACATCGGTAACCTAAATGCCTGGACTAGCTCTAATAGTACCAACATCGGTAACCTAAACGCCTGGACTAGTTCCAACAGCAGTAACATCGGCAACCTAAATAGTTGGGTCACCAATGTATACACCAGCATACCCACCAGCGCCAACAACATCAACAGCATAACCACCCTGGCAGCTCCAGCTACTACGGGCGATGCTGGTACAGCTGGCGAAGTAAGATTTGATGGTAATTATTTCTATGTGTGCATAGCCAGCAATACCTGGCGACGCGCTAACCTACATACCTGGTAAGGATGAACATGAGTTTTGTTGATGAACGTCTTAAAATCTGTAGCACCTGTCCTGAATATCGACCTCTGGCCCTGGGCATGTCACAATGCCAGGCCTGTGGTTGTGTGATCCAAATGAAGGCCCTGGTACCCTGGGCCAGCTGTCCAAAAAATCTCTGGCCTTCGTCTGACAACATCAAACAACAGGAAATCGATGACATCATCATCAACGATGTTGCCATGGGCCGCATGAACGGCGCACACGACACTCCCTATGGTCAGCACCTGGAACGACAGTTTACCGAACGTTTCGGAGCCAATGCCGACATCAACGCACTCTGGATGGACCTTGTTGATCGGAGAAGTCGTGCCAACTAAGTGGGATGGTGCTCACATGCAGGCAGCACATGTCTATGCTGGCCTGAGCTCGGCTCGACGTTTGAAGGTGGGTTGTGTGTTGGTTCGAGACGATCGCATCATTGGCATAGGCTACAATGGCATGCCCGCTGGCTGGGACAACAATTGTGAGTCTCTTGAACCCGATGGTTCCTTGCAGACCCGACCCGAAGTCCTGCACGCAGAATCAAACGCCATAGCCAAGCTGGCCCGATCAACCGAAAGCGCATCCGGAGCAACATGCTATGTTACGCATGCCCCGTGTCTGGACTGTGCCAAGTTGCTGTACCAGGCCGGCATAACAAGAGTGATCTATGGCATGGCCTACAGAGATACCAGGGGCATGGATTTTCTAGAACGTTGCAACATAGAGGTTGTGCAGCATGACCGTTAAACGCTACCATTGCTGGCATTGCGATGCCGAATACACAATGCGCTGGGACATGAACGAAGAATACTACGAAGCCCTGTACTGTGCATTCTGTGGTGAAAGCATAGACGATGACGACTACAGAACCGACGAAGAAGAGTGACTGGCGGTTCCAGGGTCAGCTGTTTGATGATGCTGCTGATTGGTTGGGCTTTGTGTATGTCATTCACAACACCAGGGATGATCGAAGATACATAGGCAAGAAGCTGTTCAAGCAGACCCGCACAAGAATGGTCGGAGGTCGACGTCGGCGCATGACCACAGAGTCAGACTGGCGCGCATACTGGGGATCAAATCCGCATGTTCACGCAGACAGAGACAGATTGGGCGTGGATGGCTTTCACAGACAGATTGTCTATCTGGTACGATCAAAGGGCGTGCTGAGCTATCTGGAAGCAAAAACGCAATTCGATGCCCATGTGCTGTTGCATCCTGACAGATTCTACAATGGCATCATTAACTGTCGCATCAATGCTACGCATGTTCGCAGCATTCAGGACATAGCATGTGATCAACAATGCCTTGAGGAAATTCATCATGCAAAGACATTTTTTGGAAACCCTGGGATGGGTTGAGGATTGCATGCCGCAACGCATGCTACGATCACTGCAGACCTGGTGCAATGCACAGATTGCACAGAACTTCGCTGGCCTGCAGTCCCGACGTCAGGGTCTGGTGGGCCAGATCGAACACGAGTACGACGTACCCTGGGCAACGTGGATGAGCATCGAACCCTGGATCATGAAACTGGTGCAGAGCTATGCAGACCCTGAATTGACTCCGAACTTCGAAGGTTGTCGAACCAGAACTGGTCTGCAGCCCTGGATAAACTTTGCTAAACCCGGAGAATACAATCCCCTGCACGTACACGAAGGCAGCCTGAGCTGGGTGCTGTGGATCAACATTCCTCCACAAAAGCGGCCCGTAGCAGACAGCGTATTAGAGGGTCAGGTACGAAACCGAAGCTACTTTGGCTTTGTATGGGCCAGCACACGCAATGGTCTGGGTCTGGCTCAACGAGCTCTGGACGTTGATTCTGACTGGATGGGTCGATGCATAGTATTCCCCAGTTGTCTGTCACATCATGTACAGCCCGCTAGTCACGAAGCAGGCTATCGCATCAGCATGGCTGGCAATGTGTGGTGATGCTCTGAATGAGAATGTATTCGCAATAACTGTGATCGCACTCTAGACAATAGGGGTAAACCATGGGCAGAAAGCGGAGAGAACCCAGAACATGTCCCCGATGCGGTATCATACACCAGCTACGTGGACCGTACTGTAGCCAGAGCTGCGGCAACGTACGCGAGTATACGCCCGAGCTACGACAGCAACGCAGCAACGCAGCGCGCGCCTACATGCAGGCCAATCCCGACGTAGCGCACAATCTGCAGAACATCCGACAGCTGCAACAGTCAAGCAACGGAGACATACGCACCTTCGATGACTGGATGGTCGTACCGCCCCTTGACGACGATGATGAGCTCGCTGACTGGGACGTAAACAGTTACTGAGAACGCATTCTCAGCAGGCACCCAGAGATGCTTTGGCTTAGTAAGAACGCATTCTCAGCATTTCCCACCCAAACCAAAGACCCTTTGCTTGACTCGGGTATAGAACGGTGCTATAATCGTAGCATGTTAAGTGATAAAGGCCAAGTTCAAATGCAAGCTACCAGTTCCATTAAGTTCGATGCTCAAAGTCGACAGTTCTATGCGTTCGTAGGCAGTAAGAAAGTGCGCAGCACCCGCAGAGAATACGTTGAAATGCGCATCCTGCAGCTGGGTGGCAACATAGCACCCCAGGCTACGACAGCTGCCGTGAGTCAGGCAGCCACAGAGAGCTTTGGCATTACGGAACGCTTTGGCTTCGTAGAGCAGATGGTGCAGATGGTAAGCAGCCGTACCATGGCAAGTGCCATTGTCAGCGGTCCGGGCGGATTGGGCAAGACCCATACCGTGTTGCAGAGCCTTAGAAAGGTCGGACTTACAGATGTTACCGACATGGCTGACTTTGAGGTTGGGGCTAGAGTGAACCGCAGTCGTAGCTTCAGAGTCATCAAGGGCTTTAGCACAGCCAAGGGACTGTTCCGTAGCCTGCAGGAAGGCAATGGCATGACCCTGGTGTTCGATGATTGCGACAGCGTGCTCAAGGATCCCGTAGCGCTCAACCTGCTCAAGGGAGCCCTGGATAGCTACAGTGACCGTTGGATTTCCTGGAATGCAGATTTGAAGGACGACGATCTGGATCGTACCTTCAAGTTCACGGGATCGATCATATTCATTACCAACCGCAGTCTCAACGACATTGACCAGGCCATCCGCACCCGGGCCATGTGCGTGGATCTAACCATGACTGCAGCTCAGAAGCTAGAGCGCATGACTACGATTGCCGGTAGTGCAGAGTTCATGCCCGAGGCTACGGATGCCGAGAAGACCGAAGCCCTGGAGTTGTTGAAGAGCTTTGTTGACAGCGTAGAGACCCTGAGCCTCCGCAGCCTGATCCAGGTTGTGAAGATTCGTCAGACCGCTGGTGATAACTGGAAGAACTTTGCCCGTTATGTCCTGACCCAGGGCGCCTGAGCCTAGGCTTGACAAAGGTTGGAAACGGTGCTAGAATCAAGGTTATGATGATAAAGGAAATTGCGATGAGAAAAATCATGGGTACAGCAGGTCTGATTGTGGGTATGCTGGTGTTGATCGGCATCGCTGGTCATGTTACCGAGCTAGGTCCCGAGGCTGGCATCAACGAAGCGCTGAATGTGCTGGCAACCTTGCTGGTCACGGGCTGTCTGATCAATCTAAGCTGGTTCATGATAGAACACGACGTCTAGGCTGATATCCAGCAGGTCGGGAGATCTGCTTGGAAAAAAGTGCTTGTAAATCAATGACTTAGCTACGGGGATTTCTGTGTTTTTCATGAAAATCCTCTGAATCTACGTTTGCTTAGGGGCTAGTGTATCAAGCCCCATGCAGGAACATTTGAAGCCAAGCAAACACGGGGATCATTATAGATGTTAAAAACCCCTTGATTTGACTCTGGTATAGATTGGTGCTAGTATGTAGTTGTGGTTCGAATCCGACACGGAGGGGTGGACGGCGGGGGTTCTTCGCAAAAACGCATTCTGTGCAAAGACCCGTTGCTTGACTCTGGTATAGATTGGTGCTAGACTGTATGTTATGATGACAAAGGAAATGAAAATGATCCGCGATACCGTATATGTTAGCCCATTCTTCGGACACGTTTGCCGCATCCCAGCAGCAGCTGTCAAGACCTACATGGAGCGTGATGCAGCCCTAACCAAGATGCGTGAGCTGGGTGGAATTCATGCAGCTCCCAGTCCTGCGATGCTGAAGCTTCGTGCTAAGATGCTCCGCTGCAAGCGCCGGATCGAGCGCGAAGGCTGGTACAGCGTAATCCTCTGAAAGACCCGTTGCTTGACTCGGGTATAGATTGGTGCTATAATCAAGACATGTTAAATAAGAAATTGAAGGAAAAGCCGATGTTCGAAAGTCGTTATGGAATGTTCAGTGCCGAAGGTGATGAAGCAGTGTCAAGAGTCATTGACACCGCAAAGAACTTCAACATGACCTGGGACCGGGTCGTTGATTTCATTGACAGCATTTGCACCATGCGTCCCAATGTACGTGAGATGCGTGACACCGCAGTGCTCGAAGAAATCTTCGACGCCATTGGCTACGACGAATCCGTTGACTTTTACCAGTGAGATTGACGATGTCTAGAATGAAAGACCTATACATGGACATCATGGAAGAGCTTGAGTTAGCTGAGCTGAATTTCCATGAGATTGCAGCCAAGTTTGGTGTGACCCATGAAGATGTCTGCATAGTCTGGGATGAGCTCAGCCTGCAGCATGAAGAACTATTGTCAGATCGTCACAGGCCCATAGAGGCTGACGCAAGCTGGTACGATCTCGAATACTAGAATGCAGGAGCAACCATGGGAATGTGGACCACAGAACTTCAGGACGAGATGAAGACCGTCGTAGCCGAGCTCAGTAACGCCAGCCAGGCCTGCTACGGAAACCACAGTTATGCTGCGGGTTACCTGGAAAGCGTTGTCGTAGACCTGCTTCGACACGCACCCAAGCGTCGACAGCGAGCGTTAATCAGCGACCTGTGTCGAGTCTCCCAGGAGCTCAGAGCTCGGGCTCAGAACCATGTATAAGGTTCAGCTCATAAACTTTGGTACGACCCGAGAGTTTCAGACCCTGGAAGCTGCTCTGACCTGGGCTCGTTCCACGGGTTTCGAATGCAGCATCTGGGCCGGATCTGAATACTTGCAGATGGTTAGACCCTAAAGACCCGTTGCTTGACTCGGGTATTCGAAGGTGCTAGAATGATTGTTATGGTGAAGACGAAACCGAACAGACAAATTGCAGAGGGTAGTCCGAAGCAGATGAGTTTCGTTGGATCCAGCCAAGCAATTGGTGCTGGGCAAAGAAATTTTACAGCGTAATCAGGAGCTCGTCCATGCGTAATCGTCTAGTCGTAGGTCTAAAGAATAGCCAGAAGATCCGAGTCATCGTCAATGGCGTAGCGTTTCACACCACAGTAGCTGGTGCCCTGGAAGGCATGACGTTCGTGGATCAGCGTCTCGCAGTAAGCCATGTTCTGACCGAGCTGGGCTTGGGGCAGTTCAACCATACCGATCGACCCATGGGCATAGCCAAACCCGTCCGAGTCTACAATCACAAGAATGAGCGTGTTACCATAGATGTTCAGGTTGATTTAGTCTAGGAGCAGATATGGACTTTCTTATTCGAGCGGAAAAGTATGCTGAGGCCCGAGGCCACGATGCCTTTTTCAAATGGATCTATGTGAATCACCGCGAATCCAACGGAGTCACGGATAGTGTGTGGAAATCATTAAGTTATCTTTATGGTGATGACGTGGCTCATGGGCTAGAATTCCCTGAATACCCCGTTGCTTGACTCGGGTATTCGAAGGTGCTAGAATACATGTATGATGAATAAGGAATCCAAGATGACCATAGACCCGGATGTTCGTAGTTACGCCCTAGACCTGGTTGCCCAGGGTGTCGTAGACACAGAAGTGTTGCTCAGAGCCTGTTTGGGCTACATGAAAGCCGATGATGTAGCTCACATGCTGGACCTCAACGAACTCAGCCCCCGTTTCATGTCAGAGGCTATCGAAAATGTCTGACCAGATCATTACTAGAGTCATTAAGTATTTCACTGATGCTGGCGAAGCAGGCTTCGATCGTGAAGCCAGTCCTGGCAACGGAAGCTATTACGTAGCCCTCTATGATGGAAGCTACGATGCTACAGGCTTCGACACTCTGGCCGAGGCCATTGAGGAACTTCGATACGCTACAGAATGACCCGTTGCTTGACTCGGGTATTCCCTGGTGCTAGAATAGTGGTATGGTAAACAACAAGGAGCAAGCGATGAACGAACGAATTAGACAACTTGCTGAACAAGCGGGTATTCCTGCCATCGACGGTGTATGGGACTACAATGACAGAAATCTTTTAGTAAAAGATGGCGGTGAATGGCGGACGGCTGTGCCATCTGAAATCATCGGCACCATGATCAACTCTGAAAAAGGACTCGAAAAGTTCGCAGAGTTGATTGTAAAGGAATGTGCCGAAATTTCAGAACAAAGTCAATGGAGTGAAGCCAAGGGCGAATATTATGAAGGCTTTAATGAGGCTATGATTTATGTTTCCAATAAGATTAAAGAACATTTTGAGATTAGTTAATGAATAACGACAGCGACCAAACTATGAAACTAGTGGGGATGTACGACGCCCATGTCATCACCTGCCCCAAGCATGGCGAACACCCGCACTGCATCATCAGCAACATCAAAGGCCACGAAGGTGTGTGGTGTCAGATTTGCTGGCTGGAGAGCCTTGGCACGCCATTTCCCATGCAAAAGAAACGACTGCCTTTTGGAGATGGAACATGAACCCTAATCCAACCTGTGAGTTGAATTGTAGATTTATATATGGGCACGTTGCCAAAAAGATTCCTAAATATTTAGAAATTGAATAATGAATGATGAAAAGCTATTAGAGCTGGCTGCTAAAGCTATAGGTGAGCCCTACTATGAACATGTGCCTGGTGGCGGACTATATTTGTCTAATGGGGTGTATTGGAACCCACTCACCGACGACGGGGATGCGCTGCGGCTAGCGGTGAAGTTAGAGGTGCAGGTTGTCATTCCTGGCGACAACAAAGATGTATATGCTGGAAAACTCTTGTTTGACGCTTTTGAGCCAGTAAATGGGGACCCCTACGCCGCCACCCGCCGAGCCATCGTCCGCGCTGCTGCCGATATGGCAAAAGCAGAGGGTTGGGTTCAATCGTGAACCCACGAATTAAACAACTTGCTGAACAGGCTTGGATTGATACTGAGGAAACCTTTGGTAGCTTTGTTGATGAAATTGGTGAAATAAATTATACTTTTCTACATGCCTATGACCAAGAGTTCGCCCAGCTAATTATTTTGGACTGCCTAGAAATCTGCAAACAGCGAGAGCAAGCAAATCTTTATGGTGTTAAAGAGGCACTGGCCACAATTAGGGAACATTTTGAGGTTGAACTATGATGGAGTTTTTTGTAATTGTTAGCAGCTTTTTAATGCTTTTGCTTAGCATTATGTTGGTGTTTGTATTTGACGACTTAGTGTTAAATAAACATTTTACCAAGAAAGTACATAAGCTACTAGGAGTCGACGAGTGAACCCACGAATTCGAGAACTGGCTGAACAGGCTGGGTTTATTCCGGGTATTATGGGTCTGAACCGATTCACTTACTTTGATCCAGAAAAATTCGCCGAGTTGATTGTGAGAGAATGTATGGATCTCTTGGAAGATTACACAACAGACGTCAACGTGGGTGGTATTCAATATAACGTATTGAGTGCCGATGAGACTTTGCAGAAACATTTCGGAGTTGAACGTGATTAGGTGGTACTGGCACAAGTTTATGCAGCATATTGGCTACAGAAAAGTCTGGTACTTTCCTACCCGACACATGTCAGGCCTAGGTGACTTTTGGTGCTGGGAATACAGACCTGACCTGAAGAAGGGTGTGTATTGCAGCAGATGAACTTATAGTAATACCCCTTCACTTGACTCGGGTATTGTTTGGTGCTATAATTCAAGTATGTTAGATAAAAAAGGAACTGCAATGCGTATCATACGAGACCTGGGGCTAGTTCGAGTCATCAGTCTGCAACACGATCCCCGTCGTCACGGAGCGGACATAGTGGTTCAGACCCGTGAAACTACTGATTCAGACTGGGTCGTAGCCTGCAAATTCAACAGTTTTACTTCGGACAGTGCGTATACCAATGCTGTCGAAGCAGCCTTCGATTGTGTCAGGGAGCTGGCTCATAAAAAAGCTCGAGCTTTTGCTTGACAACCGGTTGTGCTGGTGCTAGAATCGTAGTTATTCAAAATCCAAGGAGTTCGTCATGGCCAAGTTATTGATTGTTACCCAGGTTCTGGAAAATTATGGTTCTGAGGATAACCCCTGGTGGAAAGCCAAGGGCGGCAGCGAGTACGTCATTAAAAACTTTACAGCCTTCAACGCTGTCAACGCTACCGTGCAGAGTCTACGTCATGAAATCGAAATCGACAATCCCCTGTACTCTGAGTACATCATCAGCTGGGAAGTGGTTGCCGACGACTACCTGACCGACTTCGAACGTAGCCAGCTGGTGTACGAGGGTCGCATAGACTTCCCGGCCCAGGAACTTAGGATCACAGCATGATGAGCAACGAATCTCAGGCAAGATGGCATGCCACCAAGATAATCTGGACATACTTTAGCATCTTAGCGGCGTTATTGGTTATAGGCTATATCGATTTATTTTATATGGCTGTTGCAGTGGTTGTGATGCTTGCTTTAATCATAGCCATTGCCATATACAGGGATGCCTACCATGATAAACTATGGGAGTTGAAGAGAAGTGACCAATCAAGAACTGATTAGTGCCCTCGATGGAGACAAGCAATGAGCCTGGACATTCGTCTCATGGTCATGCGACCCACTGCTATCTTTGATGAAAACATTACCCATAATCTGGGCCCTATGGCCAGTGAGGTAAAATTGGACCATGGACTGACCCTGTACAACATTCTCTGGCGTCCAGACGAATGCGAACCTCCCTTGCACAAAGCCAGCGACATCGCAGAGCTGCTGGACCAAGCCCTGAATATTCTGATTCAGGACAAGGATCGTCTTAAACAGTATAATCCGGTGAATAGTTGGGGCAATTACTATAGTCTGGCCGAACTGGTGATTAAATACAGAAATGCTGCCAGAGCAGAACCCCAGGCTGATATCGAGGTTTGCCGATGACATATACCATACACATCAGACGTGGTCGATTGGTCATAGATGATCCGCAACGACGCTGTTACAATGGCTGCTATTTTGCATCACACATGGAATGGTCTGACTGGGAACCATGGTTTCAAAATGATTTTTATGCTACCCGAGAAGCAGCAGAATATACAGCTCGATTATTTGAACGGGATGACCAACAGTTTAAAGTTGTGGAGGTAGCAGCATGAACGAACGAATTCGACAACTGGCTCTTGAGGCTGGATATCAAGCAGATATGTTTGGCTTTGGCCATTGGGACCAGCCCGAATGCCAAAAGTTTGCCCTGTTGATTGTCAAGGAATGTGCTGATGTGGCTAAAGAAACAAGATGGGCTGTGCCTCCTAGCCAAGAGCAGATTGCCAGAGGAATCCAACAACATTTCGGAGTTGAAGAATGACGGACGGTGACCGGGCCGGTTGGTGGGCCGTTGTATATCTACTTATGGTAGGTGCGGCCGCTTACTTTACCATGTTTATGGTCATTTTCAGTTTTATTAAACAAATGTTTTGGAGTTGATAATGAGCCAAGAATTTATCCGTAGTCAGGTAGAGTATTATAGAAAGCATTTGAACTGTGGTTCCAGTCGAGACTGGAATCTAATTCTGGGACTATATCATTATTATAAAGGATTACTTAAATGAACAAACGAATTCAAAAACTTTTTAACGAGGCTGGTTTTCATCAGCCGGAAATGGAACGACTTGGTATTGAAGACAAGTTTGAAAAGTTCGCCCAGTTGATTGTTATGGAATGTGAGCGGGTAGTATGTGATAAGTTTGATGAGACTGAACCGTGGATGTATCCCGGCGATTTGATGAAACACTTTGGTATTAATAAAGAAGTAAAAAATGACAACGATTAAAAATCCATTTCCCGGTGTTACTCGCTTAGAAAACGGTGATATTGTTTATGAGGATCATATCTGGTGGAGTGAAGAATATTACAACGCCGGTCGTAATCCAATTAGTGTAAACTTTGACGATCCCGTCAATTGTAGATTTACTTTTGATAAGGATGGAAACCTTAAAAATGTGGAAATGAAGAATGAACGAACGAATTAAAGAACTAATTGAACAAGCAACAGAATCTACAGGCTTCTTGACCGCAGGCGATAGTGTTAAACCTTTACCCGTAAGAGAATTTAATAAAGAAAAGTTCGCCGAGTTGATTGTTCGGGAATGTATTGCTATCTGTAAAGATGTAGATGGCGAAGATAACATTGATGCTAGGTCAGGTAGACATGATTGTGCTGTAGAGATTCAAGAACATTTCGGAGTTGAAGAATGAACGAACGAATTATTAAACTAGGATTAGAGTCTGGAATGCTTAACTATATTGATAACGAGACTCCTCGGCATTATTTTCTATGTGGAAACGCTGATGAACAATGCCTAGAAAAGTTTGCTGAGTTGATTGTACGGGAATGTTGCCAGAAACTGGAGAATGACGGCATGGTTGAAGTTGCCATGGAAATGAAACAACATTTCGGAGTTGAAGAATGAAACTAAGTGAGTTGCATCGTGTAGTAAATCTTTATCACCGTGAAGGTCATTACGAAGACCCAGAGGTCATGATTATGATTAAACTGCCATATACAACTGTTGGTTCTCGTCCCATGGTCGCTGTACGAAGTACAAACATGGGATTTGATTGGGAAAAGGGTAAGTTTATTATCACACCAGACGAAGACCTAACCCCCGCTGATAGGGACTTTGCTGAGAAAATGCGTGACATGCAAGAAAAATGCTCTCATGCTTTATTAGAGAATCGTCGTCTAAAGGCTGAAATTAAAAAGTTAAAGAGCAAGCCATGAACGAAGAACTATTACAACGATTAGAGAGAGAGGCAGAAAAGATCACTCTGGACATGCCAGCAAGCCTTGATGATACTGAATTTACCAAGATATTCAATCTAGAGTTTGCTCGGTTAATTGTTGCTGAATGTATTGATACTGTATTGGATTCCAGCGTAGAATATACCACCAGACCCCGCATAGCACAGGAACTAAGTCAGCATTTCGAATTAGTTAACGATAACAAATTACCCAATCCACCGACTAATTATGGTACATTTAATCAGGGTGTCATGTCCGAGCGTAATCGCATCGTAAATTTATTAATGATTCAACACGAGATGGCCAAGGATCGACATAATTATTGGAAGGTTGCTGCAGAATTAATTCAGGCCGATGTAGCGAGTGACACATGAATAAAAATATTGAAAACTGCCTATATCAAGCAGGGCTAACAGCACAGGGCTGTTGGGATGAACTGGATGACTATGCTAGGGAAGGTATAGAAAAGTTCGCCGAGTTGATTGTTCGGAAATGTGCTGATGTGGCTAAAGAAACAAGATGGGCTGTGCCTCCTAGCCAAGAGCAGATTGCCAGAGGAATCCAACAACATTTCGGAGTTGAAGAATGAACACCATTAGATTATGTAAGCGAGAAATAGAGAGAATTAAAGAACTGTTTGATACTATTCATACCACTGGCAATGTAGGATTTGTTACTCTGACTCAACATGATGAAGACTCTGGTATTGGCTATGAACTCAGAGCAACCTTTCAGATTACTCACAAGAATACCGATGGTGATTTTGTTGTCACCATTACTGACCACAGGGACTGGTAATGGGAAATACCTACGAAGTTAAAGCCTGGGAATCCGCAGTGAACAGTGACCACTTCTACTGGTTAGAGATATACCGAGGCGAGAGCTTGCTAAAAGCGTTATACCGTGTTTGGTGGTGTAAGCGCAATGGTTGGAAGTGCATCAAACTGGAATATCGTCCATGAACGACCGAATTCGAGAACTTGCTCTCCAGGCCGGATACCAGGCAGACATGTTCGGCCTGGGTCATTGGGACCAGCCCGAATGCCGAAAGTTCGCTGAATTGATCGTAGAAGAATGCTGTGCACAACTGCTGGACCGTGGTCCATACAGCAACGGTGATTGGGCCAAATATCGTATTCGAAAACACTTTGGACTCATGGAATAACCAACATGCATAATTTTTTTCACCATTGTCCGGACTGGGACTTCATGCAGATTGATAGGCATGATCCTGAATTTACAAGTTGCATGTGCAATCTTTCAGATATTCCTGTTGTGCTGGAAGTTCTTGATGATCTTATGGGTTACAGTGGCATAGGCTCTGACGGCAATCCATACGACACTCCCTCCTGGAACGCTGCTTTGCGTGCTGCCCGAGACGTGATCCAACAACGCTTGGGGCTTGACAACCTAGCATAGGTGTGCTACAATCAGACATCGTGAACCATGGAGAATATATGATCAGCATCGAAGGTTTGACCCCCACCCAATGCACCATCGCAGACAGACTCTGGACTGCTGAGAGTGCCGATGCCATCACAGCACTCATGCTGGTATTTGGCAAAGAACAAGTAAACATTGTCATGGAAATGATGACGCTGGCTGCTTTGGATACAATCGAACCTGACCTTGACGCAGTTGCCGACTACCTGAGGAAGTTCTAAATGAAATTCAAATACCTTTTTAAGAAACCCGATCGAGATCAGCTATGGGGCATGTCTCCAAGTCAGTTTAAGACTTTACTCAAGCGTCGAGGGTTTGAAGTTGACAGAGACTTCTTCAAGATGGGTGCCATGGCTAAGAAAGGCAATCGGCTGTATCGCTTTCGTTACTGGGCATTCCCCGACTTCTTTGTAGACATCAGCTGCCCTCTGAATGAATTTGATCGTTGGGCCAACAGTGTTGATCGTACCATAAACTTTTATAATTTTCTTGAGAGCTCGAAATGAACAAAGTCTGGATTCTGGAACAGTTCGATCACAATGCCGAAGCTAGTGCTCAGAGCACCATTCTCAACGTTTTTGCAAACCGAGCCAGTGCCGAGGCCTGGCGTGATCGTTACATACGAGAAGAGTTTGACATTGCTGATGATTTTGATGGTGACCTCGAGGCCGAAGTTCCTGACCTGGAGTTCAGTATCCATGCTTACTATGTTCTAGACTGACATGGCCGCCAGAATAGAGCGATACTTTATTGTAGCAGGCAATCACTCTGAGTATAAAGACTGGGTCTTTAAAAACCGTTCAAGATTCCCTGACATCAATCTAAATGATTTTATCTGGGTCCATAGTTCAATCATATTCCGGGGGTATGCTAACCCCCATGGATTTTTTGTGGGCACTTTTGGATCTAGAGCCGACCTCTATGATATTGTACAGACCATAATCATGTGTAGTCATGACATGAGCAATCAAATCAAATCCGATTTAATCAACCGTGTTTTACCACCAGCGTATCCTGCACCATGACCTATGAAGACCAAGTAATCGAAATAGCTCGATCTAGTATGACCCTTGTTCCTGGCATGGAACTGCTATTACGTACTGTATACCGAGCTGGTTATAATGAATGCCTTAGAAACATCAAAGAAAAACATTATACCAGTTATACTGATTGTATTTCCGATGGCGGAATGGATCCAAGATGAAATGGTATTCATATAATGAATATGATCCAGACCATCCAGAAGCAGATGACACTGGCGGTTACATTGTAACTATTTCTGAAGATGAAATTAAACGGACATACTGGCCTTATTGGTATGAAAGAATGTGCAAGAAATTTGGTAAGACCGAAGTTGATGCCAAGTTTAGTTTTAAAGATTGTTTGGAAGATTGGATAATTGTCAATTGGGCCTGGGAGAGTACATGTGATGACAAAATTTGAGATGCGATGTACCCTAGCCATAGCCGTTGTATTTGTTGTATATGTTGCCATTTTGATGTGGATGCGATATGACGTTGGTTAAGTTTTTGCTTAGGTTAAGCTTTGTTGTAGCGCTTATGCTGGCATCCTATGTCCTGGGGCGCATGGATGCTGTTGTGTACGAAATTTATCATGAGTGTACCAGAACATGAATACAGAATATCTAGATGAGGATGGTTATCCGACTGAACAAGCACTTGAACACATAAAGAACTGGTCCTATAATGATCCTAGAGGTTGGTTCAAGTTTATTGCAAACATCTGGCATTTACGTAGTTGGGGATGGTCAGAAGGTTATTTTAAGGAAAATGAATCTGATCCAGCAGACAAATATCAATATCACATCAGCACCGCTGGTTGGTCTGGTAATGAGGACATCATAAGGGCCATGCAAGAGAATAACATTCTTTGGTTTGATACCTGGGTACAGAGTCGTCGAGGCGGGCACTATATTTTTGAGGTGAGAGATGAGAACTAAACAAGAAATTATTACTGCAATGTGTGTTACTTTTAGGCATGATTATGGACTACCTAAAGAAAATTATAGAATAGAAGGTACCCATAATCCACTGTCACCTGGAATGACCAAGCAAGAGCAGGAAACTCTTTATAATACAATGCTAAAGATTTACACTAATGCCATAGAACCGTATATGGTAATCAGGGGTGAAGCATATATTCCACAACCCGATAAAGATGCAGTACTCGAGCGAGAGAAATATCATTATCAAATTCGATTCTTAGAAGAACGATTAGAAATTTCTGAAGAGCATTTAGATAAGGCTATGGATATGTTACGTAATCTAATTACTAAATTGAAATGAAACATCCGAATCCTGATTGTGACCGTCATTGTAAATTTGTGTATGGATATAGCGTGACTACTGCCATGTACTATAATCCTGTCTATGACAAGCATGGTAATAATTTGAATCCAGACGGCAATATTACAAGTGGAACCATTGACTGTATAGAGTGCCATAAACGATGGTCATACTCTACACAATATGATAAAACAACATTTAGTGAGGTTATACAATGAACAACTACGAAAAACATGCCATGATAGAATTTAGAGCAGCAGGTTGGACTGATGAGCATGGTAAATTTAAAGATGAAATGCAGGAAGCTATTTGCAAGCATGTTCTAGAGTTACTAGATGTCTTTCATGGAGAAGGACATTCTGGAACTACTGCGCCTTATACTATTGATCTATTCAAGAAACTTGCTATGTTCGAACCTATTGTTCCTTTGACTGGTGAAGATTGGGAATGGGTAAATGTAGCAGAACAGAATGGCGGACCTTTGTGGCAAAACAAGCGTTGCAGTCATGTGTTCAAAGATAACGATGGTGCATATGATATCAATGGCATCGTTTTCTATGATTGGTATGTGAATGAAAAAGGTGAGATACGTAAAAGTTATTTCACTGGCCAAGGAAGCCGAGTGCCAGTAACTTTTCCCTATGTACCTAAGTCTGAGTATAGAGAAAGACCCAACGAATGAAGATAGCAATCTGTAGCGACCTACATC